TTTGCTTGGGTTGAATCTGGTCTTCGTCTTGTTGACCAACCTGGTGAGCAGAGTTTATTTGAACGAGAACTCGCTTTTGCTTCGAAAGTTCTACGGCGTAGCCAAAGTTCTGAACCAGGTCTTCTCTTATATGATGAATTGTTTCACAGTACAAATCCTCCTGATGGTAAGAAGACTGCACGGCGTTTCTTAGAGAATCTTTGGAAGTCTCCATCTGTACTTAGTGTAGTCAGTACGCATGTATTTGAACTTGTAGAGGAGTCTCCAAAGCATGTACAGCGTCTCTGCGTACCCGCAAGTGTTTCAGAAAATGGGATTCGTTTTTCATTTACGCTTGTACCCGGTATTTGTAAAGTGAGTAGCGTTGATGAACTTTATAAGAAATTTGGATTCCCCGCGGGTAAACTGAGCACCTTAAGTTAATATTCTTAAACAGAAATAATGGCTACCAGTGGTTTTACGGAATCGCTCACAATCGGTATCACGCTTACACTTGTATTTGGCGCCGTCTGTTTTTATCTCTATAGCCGTCTAGTTCAGAATGAAAAGCGAGTCTCATTAATTGAGAGCATCCTGCTCGATGTAAAGATGTCAATGGAGATGGTCGGACAAAGCGGAGGCAGAGGCCATAATGAGGATGATATGGCTGTGGAACAGGTTGAACCTGTTTCTGGACCTGAGCCTCTAAGTCAGAATGATGTAGATGAATCAGAAGAGGAGGCTTACAAGGATGTTTTACAGCAGGTAAGCAGCCAGCCTGAAATGAAGACATTCGATCTTTCAGGTGCGAAACCTACCAAGGGTTCTGTAGCCACGGCGGGTGCAGTTGAGGTCACAAAGGTCACTCCGACATATGAGTCAATGACTGTAAAGGAACTAAAGGAACTTGCAAAGAAGCGTAATCTGAAGACTCCTCATGGAGCGGGACGTAAGGAGCTGACAGAGGCACTTCGCAAGACGGATGTCCCTGTACAACCTACAGTTGAGGGTGCGCCTCCTCTAGTGGAGGGTGCTCTCCTCGAGGAGGAAGATGCTGAACTCACATCTTAAGGAGATATAGATGGACGCGAAGCTATTCCGCCTTCCAACGGAACCTTTTTTATACACAAGCGTTTCAGACAGTCAGTCAAAACAAGCATTCGTTCAAAGACTTACTCCTAAGGGTGTTTATGCCGTAGGACCTGTGCCTGATGCTCGTTTCCCCGGTTGGGCAGCACCTATGTCAGATGCGAGTCTTCTAACCGACTACAGAACACACTGTAGTGAAAATATTCCCGTTGGACAACAGTTTTCAGTGCACCAATGGTCGCAACGTAATGCTGATACAATTATTGAGCTTTCTCGCAAACGCCAGAGCATGAATACGGGTGCCCATCTAGGATTCGATAATACAGTTGTGCCTCCTCCTGCGAGAATTGTACAGTGTGACCGTGATGGATGTAGCGCAAAGACAACAAACCTACGAAATGGAATTGGTCAGGAACGTCAAGAGCACGTTCCCCCACTTTTTGGCACATTTAATACGAATGTACCGCAAGAAACACAACATATGCCAGCGATTACACGTAGATTTGAAGGTGGTCGTAACTCCGCACGTGGACGCACATTTGAGAACCTCGGCGTAAATGGTGTTGGAAGTGCCAATCTACAAGGCACATTTTTACGTGCTTAAGCAATCAATACATACTAAAACAGAATGAACAAAGGTACACTCTGTTTTGATATTGGAATTAAGAATCTAGCGTGGTGTATTACCACTGCTTCAGGTGAACAGCTTACCATCAATGGATGGGGAAACTATAATCTACTTGAGGAACGAGCCTCTGAAGGAGCAGGAGCCAAGGCTCCTAGTTGTAGTTCATGTGCTGCAAAAGCTCGTTTTAGTTCATCTGTGGGTCTATCCTGTGCACGCCATGTACCTGCCTCCGCTCCTCTTATTAAGGACGCAAGTGGTGTAGTTCTTACAAAGATGCCTTCTGCGCCGCAGCTTCGTGCTCTTCTTGTTGAAAAAGGTGTGAAGCCCATGCCGAAGACGAAGGAGGCAATGATTACCGCAGTACAAGTATTTGCGTCGTTGCCTGTTGTAAAAGTGAAGGTTCCGCATGCTGCCGCAATTGATGTAGCCCAAATCCATGATGCGATGCGCAGGTTTGTTACAAAAGAGCTAGTACCCTTTTTTGGTCTACTTGGTGAAGTTCGCCTAGAGAATCAGCCTGTATTGAAGAATCCTGTAATGAAAACCGTTCAGATGCTTCTCTATGCGACGTTACGGGATGCTTATCTAAATGCGGGTCATCCTATGATTCCTTTTAAATTAGTTCATGCTGGAATGAAAGTGAAAGGAAAGGCGACAGGAACAGAAGGCTATGCAGACCGTAAAAAGGGTTCTGAGGAACGCGCAGAGGCAGCACTTCTTAAACAAACACTTGTCCGAGGCGCAGAGTGGTTGTCTTTTTTTAAAGGAAATAAGAAGCGTTCTGATCTTGCCGATGCTTTTTGTATGTGTCTTGATGCGACCCCTTCTGCGGTAAAGCCCGCTTAAAAAGTCCTTTGATTTTCAAAAGAAGGAATGGCAACCATTCATGAAATGGAAGTAGTCTCTCGGCGCATGGAGGCACCCCCCGATTTAGGGTTAAGCGACGAGATCGGTAATGTAATTAATCTGAACGATATGGGCGACGATCTTGGGTTAAGTATGTTAGCCAACCAAAGTAAAGTCAACTCCGGTCAAACAATCAATGTATCTATGAATCGTCCTGAGCCACCGCCTTCAATTAGTTTTTCACAGGGTGGCATGAGTGGTGGCATGAGTGGTGGTTTACAGGAAGTAGATATTGCTCCGCTTGAACCTATGAATCTGGGGTCTGATTTTAGTGGTGGACCGCCTATTGAAATCCGTAAGGAGCAAGGAGGTGATGTTGGAGCAAATCTCTTTTCAAACTCGCAAACGGCATCTGGACCTGTTTTCTCGCTTCCTTCAAGTCGCGATCCTGAAGCGGAAAAAAAGGAAAAGGCGGAACTCATTAATAAACTCCAGCGCCTGGAGTCAAAAGGATTTCCGGTTACTCGGCATTTTACGATGGACAACAGTCTAGATGAAATCAAGCAGGAGTATCTTCGTCTTGTAGATGCGAGGAATCTAGAGGGAAGTCTCCGTTTTCAGCGTCAGATGATGATGGGTCTTGTAACGGGAATGGAGTGGATGAATAACAAGTTCGATCCCTTTGACCTGAAGCTGGAAGGTTGGTCTGAATCTGTTCACGAAAATGTGGAGGATTTTGATGAAATCTTTGAGGAACTTTATGATAAATATAAGGACCGTGGAAAGGTCGCGCCTGAGGTACGATTTGTCATGGCACTTGCGGGAAGTGGTTTCATGTGCCACATGAGCAACTCTTTCTTCCGCCAGAAGATGCCGAGTATGGATGATATTCTGAAGAAGAATCCTGAACTTGCGAAGCAGATGGCGGCGGCGGCTGCGGCACAGGCGGGTCCTGGATTTGGAAATTTTATGGGGATGGCAATGGGCGTTCAACAGGGTGTTCCGCAGTCGGCTCCCCAACAGTTTGGTGGAGTTCCTCAGGTTCCTATGACGCAGCAGATGCAGCAGCAAATGCAGCAACAGTCTATGCCTCAGGCTGGACCTTTCAATAACTCTAGCCGTGTACCGAATATGCCGCAACCTGTAGCATCTGTTGAGCCGCCGCGGACTGCGCGTAGAGAGATGCGCGGACCAAGTGGAGTTGATGATATTCTGAATACATTTGCGGAGGTTCGTAGAGCTGAGAATATGGATGGTGTACCGAATTTGATGGGCAATATGGGGCCCATGGGGCCGACCGGTTCTGTTACGGTTGCGGCGGAGATGCAGAGTGTTCACTCGGAAGATATGAGAAGCCAGGTTGAATCGGTACGCACTTCTGGTGGTCGTCGCAAGAAGCGAAATACACCAATTATCGGAAATGAAGTGAGTATCAATGTTTAATTTTCATTATAGCATTTTTAAAATGTATAAATGAAAAATCATACTATAGTTTGAAGAAGTGTCATATTTTGTCCATAGACTTCCTCAAGTTTCGCCGGTTTATCCTGATTGCCCTCGGTCGCAGGTACGGCAGCCGCTGACATACGAGACTGTTTCTCGGATAGTCTTCGTAGAATCTCAGTCTCTTCTACAGTTAATCCACCAATCGTAGGATTTGTATATTGTTCTTTAATTTCAGTTCCGCCCAAGAAAAGTGAACTATTTTCATTAAATAAAAAGGAGAGTAAAACAAGCACAATAATACTCATAAAAAGCGCCACAAGTACATTACGTGTCGCTACAAAAATAACAGTGAAAATTAAAATACGGCGAACCCAGACCTGTTGAAAAAATTTCTCTTGTCCCTTAGAAATTTCCATTCCAAGAAAACGACCCCCCAAATTCAACATTAACATCATGGTTCCAATAAAATACGGATTTGTATTCAGACTATTTGCTATAACATCAATTGGATTTGCTATTTCTACAGTCGCTGCTGCTATAGCTCCAGGTGCCACATTTGCCACACTCATCTAATCATTCTTTAGTTTTTGGGCTGGGGCTTGGACCAACTACCGCCCAAGGTGTTGTTAGACGAGAGAGATCATTTAGATAAAAGAAAAGTGCAAGTGCTACCATAATTCCAACCGTAGGACACCATACTAAAGCTGCGATAAGAGTAATCACAAGAAACAGTCGCCAATAAGGAAACTTGTACAAATAAACCCATTCAACCGGGTATGGTGTATGAAAAAGCGACCCTTCAAAAAGATTCCAAATAAAAAAAACTAGTGTTACAAGAAGTCTTGCTGTTTTATCAATTACTGTCGATGTAACACCTAGGCTTCCTTCCCATGCCTCCATCTACTTGTATCACCGATTATCTAGAAACACTTGAATTCTGAACACCGCCACCTGAACTATATCCGCCTCGAGTATCATCTGTTTGTATCGCTTCAGTTATTACACGCTCTTCCTCAACAGCTGTAGGATTTTGTTTGAGAGCTCTTTCAACAAACCACCGCTTTGTTTTTGGTATATCAATTTTAGATGTCTCGCCTCCACTTCCAAACCCTTCCAGAACTGCTGACATTCGAGAACCAATTAATAGAGTTACCGATATTGCTGTAAGTACACCTAAAATCAATCCATATTCATGAGTAATAAACACTACAAGAAGTAATCCAAAACACCGCCCTAAAAATGAATCTGCTTGACTGTGAATATGCTCGGGAATAGTATCTTTAAAGACAATAATTAGCACTGTTGCTATGTATAAGAGCAACATAATAGATGATTTTGATTTGTCCATAAAATGAAATATTACTTCTTGAGCGCTCGTCATTCCTATTGTCTAAACACTTTTCTTTGCTGACTACAGAGAGTGGGTCAGATGGAATACTGTTCCTACGATGATGCCTTCCCACAAATAGGACCTACCGCCCCAGGCTGTAGGGACCAAACGGGCAGTGAATCTGCTCGCAAAGAGGAAAGGAAAAAGGCAAAACGCTGTAAGGGTCCGCCGATGACTTTTCTTGATTTAGATCCTGATCGTCAATCTATTCAACGTGTAGCCCCTGTACCGGCTCTAAATAAACAGACGGGACTCCGGGAACACGTGCCTGGAGATGCTCCTCATGCTGAACCATTTAGTGATGATGTTCCTGCTAACTTGACAAGTCAACGCCAACCAGATAATGCTGGTCAAATTGCACGAAATACATTTCCGACAATAATTGGAAAGAAGCTGGTTGGTTCAACAAGTACGGTTCCCAGTTTTTTTGGTACAAAGTATACTGAAGGGTTTGAAAATAAAACTGTACCCACGGCAACACCTCCTTTTACGAATGTAATTGGTCAGGATCCGTCGTATTCTGATTTTAACAGTGCATTCAAGCAAGGTGGCGGCGTTGCCAAGGCGAGTTCACTTGCGCCCACACCTTCTGTAAGTGATTTTTGGAAGCCCATGACACGTCCAGGTGGAAATACTGCTTTTTATGATGAACTTCCTCCACCTGGTGGTCAGATGCCTAAGAATGCAGTAGCTGTCGATGATACTGTAACTAAGAAACTTGATTTGCTATTTGCTCGCCTCGATGATTTAGAATCACGGCGGGGTGAGAATACGGAAGCTGAAATACTTCTTTTTGTAATGTCAGGGCTTTTTGTGCTTTTTTCAATGGATATTGTTGCACGTCAAGCTGCGAGAATTCGTCTTTTATGAAGCTAAGGAGAGGCAGGGGGAGCGTCAAGGGGAGAGGCAGGGGGAGAGCTAGGACGAGCTTTAGGATTACTAAAGAAGCGAATAAATGGATTATTAGATCCATTTGTAACTTTAGAAGTACTCGGATTGTAAGGAGATAAAGCTGAAAGACCGTGCAACTCCGTTGGAAGTGTATGATTTCCTGGACGTAGAACGGGTCCAAGACCACCAGGAGGTGGACCACTGAGACCTTTCTCTCTGCTAATTGTCTTAAGAAACTCTATATCAAATATGCTTGAAACTTTCGGCTTTTTTGATTTAGCAATAATACCTTCTAAGAGACTTAGTATATCCTTTCGTGTAAATATAATATCTCCAAGTTTCTTCTTACGGAGTGTAACCAGTGCGGGTGCGATTCCAGAAAATGTTTTTCTAAAAAGATTTGCACGGTCAATCTGAATCAGTTCATACAGTTCTTGTAGAAAATCACGTACCTTTTCACATTCATAGGTGAGTAAAAGATTCGGTTCTTTAAAACATTTATTAATTCCAATACGACTTAGTAAATCTCCACGTTTTTCTAAAAGGGCTTCCTTACGACTTTGAAGTTCAGTCTTAGGAGACACACCTTCTGCGGATTTAATAAATTTCTCTGTAATACCAATGTCAGCAAAAAAAGCCTTTTCTCCATCTGAGTAGTTTCCATTTTTCCATTCTTTTTGTACTGCGAGAGTTGGTTTGCGAATAGCAAATTGATTTACTCCAATATGAATTGAAAGTGTATCCTTTACTTTTAGAACATAGGGGTCGGGTTTGAGTGGTTCTGGTTTGACCTTTACCTCAACCTTTGGCTCTACCTTTGGTTCTGGTTCTGGTTCTGGCTCTGGCTCAACCTTTGCGCCTTCAGCGCCTTCAACGCCTTCTTTTACCTCTTCCTCCGTACCTTCGGCATCCTCTTCAAGATCTGTTTCCTCAAATGTAAATATTAGATATTTACGACGTAAATAATCTTTTCCATTTACTGCAGTTTTAGGAGTATCCACTGAATAAAATGTATTTGGTGTGATTCTAAAAAGTGATTTTGGTTTATATGCGCCATCTTTTTCTTCAAACTTAAAAAGTGAGCTCATATCTTTAGAAGTCAGACCAATATAGTCCTTCACTTCAGGTGGAACAGTTCCAGTTGGGCTCAAAAGTAACTTATATTCTTTTCCTTCTTTCATATACGGAATTGAAATAGATGCCGGCTCCAGAAAAAGAAACTTTTTCTCTGCTTTATCTTCCTTATGCGTTGGGTCCCATATAATCTGATTTTTTGATCCAGTTCTATCATATAGAAAATACGTCTCAGCACTTGATTTACTTATAAATATTAGATACTTTTTAAAAATAAAACTAAACAATGTAATATTGTCAAGTTTAGAAAAGAAAATGTAAATATATTTCTTTTTCTTAATTTGGTCATTTGAAATTGTTTTAAGAATGCGTAAATAATTATCGTAAGAATAAATATAAAAAATTTTTACAGGCTCTTTTGTTTTTATTTCATAATGAAAAAGGTTCGCACGAGATTCTTCAACGTTTGCAGGAATAACTGGCCAAATAGCTTTTCGCTTTTCTGTATATGCAGCCATAATACTAACAGTTAAAAAAGTGTCTGGTTCTGCTACAATCTGTACTTGTTTCATTGCCTTTAGTGATAATGTAGGGAAGACTCCACCACCAACTTGCTCGCCACCGCCACCACGGACAGGCTCTATATTTACAGCAACTAAGGGCTGTTGTAATAAACTTACATGTTCAGCACCACCCCCTACCATACCACCACCACTCATAGCTACAATAGGTGCTGGCACTGGTGGTTGGGGTAATAGACTTTCATGTGGATTCGACATCCCCTCTCCTACCCCCTTAGAAAATCAACGGCTTAAGAAATATCAGCGCGTAGCCAAGTAGCAATACATGGAGGTCCTCTCGACTCTACAACCGATGCGCACCGATTCGGGGGAATCAGGAACTCGTAAGAAGAAGATTCATTGTAAGCAAGAACTGATTGTCAACAGCCTCCAGAAGTTCTATACGGGTCGCACAGATATGAAAGAGATTCTACCAATGTTAAAGGGTACATCTGATCTTTCATTGCGTCTAGTAGACTGGTTTGTGACAAACTATTCCAAGCGTCACAACACGGTCTATATTCTCGACGGACAAGAGTTCCTTGTTTATACGAATTACAAGTCGCAACTAAAGGCGTATTCAAAGAAGCTTTTTGACCCCTTCTGCCGTCGGGAACGAATCTTATTCCAGATTCCTGGAGAAGAGCCTTTTCTCACGACCGTCGGCAAGTTGAACTTCTTTCGTTGGGCGATTGAAAAGAATGTTCTCACATATTTAAGTCTCCATGCTCCGACAATTGAGACCGACATGAATAAGGCAATGAAGGAGCAGAATAAGGCACGGAACTCAACTGCGACCTCAACAGAATCGTCGACCTCAGTTGTCAGCACTACATCTCTTGTAACCACATCAACTGCTTCCTCTGCCAGGTCAACACGTAGGCGCCAGGCTGAGAAGGAACAGCCTGCGGCGAAGCAGATGCAAAAGCATTTAATGGAAATCGAACTTCGTTTTGATTAGTTCTTATACGGACGATACGTCTTCTCCATTGTATTCAAACGAGGTCGGAGGTCTTCATATGAATTTAGAGTATCAAGGGAATTTTTCTCAGCATAATCTGGAGCCTTGTAACGTGTTGTATAGATCCGATTTAAGAGACGTTTTGATTCTAAAAGACCTCGGTCTACTTTATCTTCATATACAGTAGCGCGAAGTTCACGTGCCACGTTAAAGGGGTCAGTCACAACATCAAACCTCTCAAAATACGGATTTTGACCGAGTTGATTAGCATCTGCGACATACTGTTGATTCTGTAGATAGTTCCTATCAGTGGTTCGTGTATTGATAGGATTCATATCCATAAATGTGTAGGCGCCACGTCTGTGAACAGCAAATCCTCCCTCTGTTGCTTTTTCTTTCCAGAACTGCGCCATTTTTATATCTTGGTCAACACCACCAAGTCCAAGTGAATAGCGATATGCCATGGCACTTTGTGCGGCTGCATTCTTCCCATTTGCCGCACCCAAATTCTCAGCAAGAGATTTGTTAAGCCATTTAGTTCTCTCTTTAATTTCGTCATTGCTTATAGCAGGGCGGTCATTTTGAAGCTGTGGTCCATCTGTCTGCCACTGCTCAACATGAAGACTATTAATCTGGTCAAGAGCACTCACTTCACGGCGACTTCGGAGGCTCATTTGTGGTAATGGAATCGCAACCATGCGACGCTGAACAGGAAACACGTCTAAAGTCTCCATTCCTACTATTACTAATAGATGTTTATAGTACCTTTTTATACGAGAACAGCACTACCAAGTCTAATTAAATGGTCTCTTATACCTATTACAATTTTCTTAGATAATCGCGGTAAGCAACTCTGTGAAACAGATGAGCCTGAACAGTGGTTGGTAGATAATAGTTTTTTTGTTAAATCAAAGTGGCGAGAGGGCAAGATTCTCTATGTTGAAATTGATATTCAGTCTATGGAACTAAAAGAGTTTTACAGTTTTGAAGAAGTCACACGCATACAACAAAAAGGAACTGAAGAGTGCTGGCGTACTTTTTTTATCTTAAAGGCAGGCACAGGTGAAGCAACTTCAAGTATAAAACAATGGAATGATTGTATTGATGAAACATTTGTTGAAGCATTAGAAACGATTCAAAAACGGTGTATGCCTTAAGGACGAACACCTTTAGAATATAGATGAATTCGAATCGCTCAAAAACTCAGAAGCGAGGAGTAACAGACCTAAGTGGTTCAAACTTTGCCGCGAATCTACATGCAAGCACGAATACCTTTGTTAATTTTCTGAATCAAGAAGCAGATGATGCGTATAAGCGTCCATGGCATCGTCTAGAGCGGGGTCTTCGTCTTAATCGTCTACGAAAGTTTGTAGATGAAGAGGCACTTCGTCTAAGCCTAACTCCTCCTGAGAAGGCGGGACTGGATACACAGATTATGAAGGCGAATGATAAGAAGCTACTAAATAGTAAGAATGCTGTGATTTACGATGCAGATGAACAGAAAATTAAAGAGATTAAGGGACTCGTTATGCATCGCAGTTCCGATGGAAAGGTCTTGTTTCAAGTTCTTGAGAAAAGGAATGCAGTTACATTTAGGAAGAAGCAAACTCCAGTACCTGAAGTAAAAGAGGAGACCTAAGAATATACGACCTATAAATTTTAACGAAGCACCCCTCAAACAATGGAGCAATATAGCACAATGTTTGAATGTACAGGACAGTTTTTGAATACAATGGAAGAGGTCCAACCTCCTCCATTGCATCCCACACTTGGAGAGGCATGGTGGACGACAATGGAACGGGAGCTTGCGCTCGTAATGAAGGAGAGTGATCTAAGTGCTACGCTTACAGACCAAACAAATGAAGTCTTTGATTGTTTCAAGATTGGATATCAATGTCTTTCAAATGTTCTTGTAAAGGTGGACTTTGACAGAAAGCAGCGCATTAATGCTCTACAGGCAAAGCCTCAGAGTGTCCAA